TGTATGTTTGCAGCCACACCACACACTCCGTTCACGCAACTGCTTGCTGCGGATCGGACTGGCTTTCTTGCCGAGGCTAACTGAACTTCTGCTGACTCGGTTGCCGTCAAGATGATTGGTTCAGAAACATCCTCATAATGTTCTTGGGCTTCCTGTGCTGTCGCGCCCTCTGACATCTGGCCGACGAACGCCGCAACGACTGCTAAGATCACCGACCCTGCCATGAAATACAAACAAGCATCTGCTAACTTTGTGAGTCTCATATCAAACTTCCTTTACCGCTTTGACTGAACGAACTGCTACTGATTCAAATGGTTTTGCTTTGGAGTTCCAGACCGTGCCGTACCCCTTCTGGCCCCACTTTTCTGTCCAACTGTTTGCAAACCCTAAACCCCATTCGATGTTGCGACCACTGCCGCGATACATCCCGCACAGACCAGCAACTAGGTGTCTCCACCAACTAAAGGCTAGGGTGCATGGGGATGGATCAATGGGATCAATCAAACAAGACATGACAGCATCAAAGCTGTCGCGAGGCATCTCTTCAAAGGTCACAAGCTTGTGCTTCTTGCAATCTGCAATCACCTTGGGGTCAGTCTCAAGCGACCTGTCATTACTGAACTCAGGCCAAGTGTCGTAGGTAGCTACCCCCCTCTGTTGAATGTACCCCGTACTTTCAACCCCGAACCCTCCTTGGTTTCGATACCTCTTACCCATTGCAGCGGTGCTGTGTGCATTCAGGTTAGGGGCTGGATCAATACCCTGCGCTGCATATCTATTAAGGATGCAGCCTACAGTTCCGTACATCCAGCAATAGCCATAGCGACCTTGATTCAGGATTGGAACCTCGTTGCCCTTGTGGATGTGCATCGGGCTTGTTCGATTTTTCTTCTGTAGCTCGATCAGTTCCACCCAGTCTTTTCGCGGATAGACTGTGCCTGTGTATTCTTCGTGCGAGCTGAACTGTGGATGTAAGTCCCAGTCGCGAGACTCGTATCCACACACAGCATCTGTGTTTGCATCCCAGCTAATGTCGCTCATAGCCTGTCTCCTATCTCGGAGATCGTATCATCAATGCTGCTTGGCATTGGGATGCAGTCGAGCTGACCGGACTTGGAACGAAACACCACTGCTGGTGCTTGTCCGTACCCGATCTCAGCCATCTCTTGCAGCCACTTCTCAGCACCGGATGTGTCTTGGCCGACCTCAAGTCGCCGCTTCTCTATTCCGTTCTTGTCACAGAAGTCATCGACTTTAAGACTGACACTGGCTTGGCCTTGCCCCGGAGTCATGTCGTCTGCTGTGACGAACAATACTTGCGCTGACCTTTCAACAGGAACCACAATCGCAGGAACAAACTTCTTCCAGTAAGCCGTGTCGTACACCACCCAAGCAAGCGCAACAGCAAGCAATACACTTGCTTTGAAGCCCTTGGGTACATGCTCCTGCTTTTGAACAGGCACAGGCGTTTTGTCCTGAAGGATGTCTATCACTTGTCATCCCCAACTTTGATTTCAATCGAGCGAATCCGCTGGTCCAGGTCGTTAAGCGTTTCAACAAGCTTTTCGGCATCTACTTTCTCCTCGATTACTTGAGCCGCACGGTTTAGCTTTGGCATCTTTGAGCGAAGGTAGTCCACTGTTTTTTCTGCGAGCGGCTGCAATCCGCTGACCAAAATGATGGCTATCAATCCGACCATTTGGATCGCGCTGACGACAGCGCTTAAGATTAACGGTATCAGGGACACGCTCTCGAATCCCTCTGTGTCTTCGCTGTAGAACCACTGGACGATCCCCAGCGACCAGCACTGGAATGCAAGAAAGATTACAAAGCACCCGCAAAGGAACTGCCACGTTCGGTTATTTCTCAGCATAGCCCGGTTCTCCTTTTGCGTAGTCCCTTGGAAGTGAAGCTTCGGTAAACAAGTTGTCTTCAATCCACTGTTCGATCATCTTGACTGCGAACTTCATTGCCAGTGCGAGAAACACGCCACCAAGCACAGATTTGAATCGCTTGCTTTCGATGAGCTTTTGCCTAGTTTCGCCCAGCGTGATTCTTAGTATTTCAGGCTGGTTGAGGTGCGGCGTAATAAAGCGTTCTGCTGTTTTCAAGTAAGCAGTCCTTGCGACCCACCTAACCTCGCGTCTTCTTTCGTTGCTCATCAAGTAATTCACAGTCAATCCCTTGGCTTGCTATGTTTGCTTATAAGCTTGTTTCTCAGGTCCGCTCTAGCATTATCACTGCTGCGGCATTTTTCATCTAGCTTTGCATTCTTAGACCGCGCGCGGCGTTCCAGCGAGTCAACTATGTCTGATGCAAGGCGAGTTTTCTTTTTGCGTCCTTTGTAGCCCTGAACCTTGACCATTCCATCGATGTTGAATTGTTTCTTGATAGCAGCCGCCCGAACGTCGCCTGTTCCAGCGACCCATGCGGCAGGGTCGTCATATTTGCCAAGCTGGCCGTTGTACGTCTTGCCCTGCGTATTGATGCCGCTTCGCCTGGCAATCGTGTTGATCGCTTGAAGGTTCTCGTCTTCCATCGCGGCCATTCGACCGTTTTCGCGACGATTAAAATCAGCGTCCGTATTCCAGCTACCAGGTGGCTTCTGTGACGCCAGCATTGCTGCCATGTTCGGCGTATTGCCTTCCTCTAGTAACCAGTCATACACCTCTCTCAGGCCAAGAGAATCCATCTCTGCCTCGATGCTTGCCATGCGTTGCGGGGTCATTCTTGTGCCTCATCTTGTGGGGGTTGCGATTCTGGTGGAGCGTTCATTTGCATAAGCATTTGCTGCTCTTCATCACCAAGCAAAAACGGATCGACAGCAATGTCCATTGCTCTACCAAGTGCTTCCATGTACGCATTAAACGGCCTAGTGACTCCACTCATCATTGCTTGCTGAATGACCGGAAGAATGTACTGACCAATGTCTGTCAGTTGTGCAATTTGCGTGTCGCGATTTGGCTTGCGAGCCGTACCTGCTTCAACTCGGTAACGAAAGTCGCGAGTGATCCGAGACACATCGTCCGTCAGGATCTGCTCTGCAAAAACACTGGCAGCGGTTTGACCGACGATTGGGACAAGATCCTCAAACTCACCGAGATACCTCATCGCCTGAATCTCTCGCGTTGCGCTTAAAGACAACCAGTCTTCAACTCGCGATGCCATGTCGTCTGGACGGATGTTGATGTTCTCCTGTCGGTACTGCGCTTCAGCAGCCGAACGCATCTGACGGCCCGACATTCCGTACATCAGCTCGGTCAAGCCCAATCGTTTGTCGATGGCTTGGTTGACCTCGCTAATCATGCGCCAAATTTCCATGTTAAACTCAGGAGCTTTCAGGAAACTAACCATGTCGCCAATCTTTGCACCGCTAATGCGTTCCAGATCAATTATCGAAAACGGACCTGAGCCAGATGTCAACTGAGTCCTAATGTTTTCGCCAGCTTCTTTCATGACGCCGACGTATATCTTTGACCCTGCTGCAACCTTGTCAGCAATGAAACTCATGCACCAGTTGATAAACTTTAACTCAGCAAGAACTGGCTTGACCATCGAGATGGGATACACCTCGCCAGGCTTTGAATGAAACGACAGTCGCACAATGGGCCAACCACCGTCAGACCAGTAGTCATCCCAGAAAGGTACTTCCCAAGATGCCCGCTCCAGTATTAGCTCCATGTCACCAGAGCCTAGTACGTTTGGTGCTAGATTGAGTGGGTAAGGACAACTCTCGCAGATTGCAAGATGAACGTAGTCACCGAGAACCTCCAGCCCCTTTACCTTTTTATCTTTAGAGCCAAGCTTTATGTTTTGGCCTGCACCATTCTTGCTGTAAACATCCCAGTATTCGACAAGATCATGCGTAACACCAGCAGTTGATCCATCCCCGTTACGCTTAGATCCCGATGACTTGCTGTCCATCGCAGACTTGCGAGCATACTTTCCTTTCAAGGAGCCGGGAGGTAATCCAAACTTTTCCTCGACAACATTCGCGGGCTGGCAATTTCGCAGAGCTATCCAAGTTACATCTCGCCAATACTTTGCATCTGGATCTACCAACAGATCCTTGTTTGTGCGAAAGCGACTGCGAGCCATCTTCGGCCCACCGCCTGGCGGTTGCTCAACCTCGACATGAAGCAACCCAAGGCCGGTTATGATTGCCTCGGTGATTGCTAGGCGAGCTTCATCTTGCTTGCTCCCCTCTTGCTGTATGTAATTACTGATGGACTCTAGGATCTTGCTATGATCAGCATCAATGATTGAAGCCTTTTGATCGGTATCCACGCTCTGCTGGTACTGCTGGTACAGCATCTGAACGCTTTGGATAATATACGGATCTGTAACAACTCCTTGCTGAACAGCCTGAGACATTGCAAGTAACTGCATTGCTTCTGGGTTGCCCGCGTAAAAAGTTTCAATGCTTACCTCTGGATTCTGCCGAGGTGTCACTGCAATGGTCGGATTTTGGTGATACAGGACTGGTCCGAACATCGACACTGCCTCAAACAGCCGGTTGACCGACATTTGAAACTGTGGCTTTGGGATATCTTTCCCCAAGAAACCATCGTGGTCCCCACCGCTATTACGCATTGATGACCACATGGCATTGTTAGGACCATCGTAGAAAGTCATCGCCTCGTCAGCGTAGACATCAAACTTCTTTTTTCTGTCTTTGCGAGCAGACGCAAATACTCTCTTCCACCTGTCAACGATTGGCTGAAGAGGGTATTTCGCTCCGACTGACGGTTGTGGTCCGTAATCATCCATTATCCAAACCTATTTGTTTTCAAGTTGCGTGATTCGTTCTTCCAGTTTGCTAATGGAAGCATCTAGGTCTTTGCGTTCCTGTGTAAAATCCCACACACCATCAACATCCATTCGCAAGTCAGGATTCTTCACAAGCCTGTCATCATCTTTGTGAAGCACCTCGCTGTATCCCTGACCGCGAAACGCAACCTCGATGGATCGTTCGCCAACACGCATAACGTGTGCGATGTCAGCATTTCGTTCTGAAACCGTCGCGCGGTGGTAGAACACAATGATCTGTCCGCGTGTAGGCTGCGGCATAGTCCATGCCACCGGCTCAGGAGCAGCCGAGACAGCCACCGTATCTTGCGGCTGGACTGTCTTATCTAAATTGTCTTCTGTGCGGCGAGCAGCTTTTTTAGCCATCTTCATAAACTCCGGTTGGTCCTAAAATGATGGTGCTGGTTCCTGCACCAAATGGATTTGCTGCCTCCTGCCGCATACGTTTTCTTTCCCTGAATTGGCGGACCCTTCGCTGGCCGGGTGTTTCCACTCGCCGTCGCCCTTTTGGCGCGACATAGGGCTGTCTTGAATCTGTTAGATAGGCTGCGAGATATTCCAAGCATTCAACCGCATGCGTATTCGCGCGTCGGTTCCCGGTGTCGGTGACGGTCCCGTTGACCTTTTTCTTCCTGAAACGGCGCATCTCTCTGTCGAGGTTTGGACATCTCTCAAAGTCAAATATCAACTGTGGATTGCCGCTGCCTCCGATTGACAACATTCCGCGAGCTACCTCTTCTCGATAAGCAATGACCGAGCAGCCAGGAATGAACCTGTGTCGCGTTTCAACGCACTGCACATCTTTTTGTTTCATCTCGCGTTCATACGCTTCGCGAGGCGCGATCCCAGTATCGATTGAGGTGAGGTTTCCCCCGTGAGCATCAATTACAAATGTCTGAAACCAAACACCGGCTGTTTTCTTAGAAAGTGCGTATGCGATTTTTCGAGCATCACACTGATGGATGTATATCTCGTCGTACACAAGATGCCATTTACCGCTCGGTGGAGTCGCGACCAAGACAGCAGCAGCAGTGTCGTGACCGGGGTCTACCGCCAGTCGCCTGCACCAGTGTTGCGGAACACGACGTTCTTTTAGGTATTGATTAGCTTCGCCCTTCAACTGATCGGCGTACCCTTGAATATCATGAAGCCCCCGTTTCCACATCGGGTACATCAAGACAGAGTCGGTGACCATTTCACCTAATGCACGTTTTCGATAAACGTCATCACCCATACTTTTCCAACCAGCAACCGCAGCCTTCTTCGCTTCTTCAGGAAGATAGGGGTTGCTCTCCATGCTGATGCGATAAACAACCGTTGTCGGTTTTGGTCCGCCTCGTTCATGTTCCTCTTCTTGGGTTTCGGCGCGTTCAGCGAAACGTGCCATCGCGTCGTTTTCATCGTGCGGCAACGCTGACCAAATCAGGCGACCAGCACGGTCAATTAAACGACCCGCACTTTCCTCGTACCAACTTGGATCAAGGATGTCTTCGTCAATCGCGATCAGATCACCCTGCCAACCCTGCTCAGGTTTTGATCGTGAAGAAAACGCCTTTATTTCCCAGCCATTTTTAAGAAACACATTGCTAAAAATCTGCTTTGCTCGGTCTTGCCAAACAATCTTCTCAATCATTCTCGGCGGAATTAGTGGTGGCGCGGGCTTGGCTTCTTTTGCGCGAGCCCTGTCTTGAGGAACCCACGGTCGATACACACGCCAAAGATTTGTTTCAGAGTCTCGGATGATCTTGAATGCTCCTGCTTTAAACAGGTAGCCGTAGATCACGTTGCCAATATGCCACTGCTTATAGCCAATGATCGCGCACACCCCATCACGCAGTGGATACTTTTTGTACGGGTCTTTCCCTTGCACAGCACGCGCAATTTCAACGAATGCGGCGAGACTCTTGCCACCACGGTTGCCTCCCATGATCATGCACTCAGGTGCATCACATTGATGAAACTCATCCTGCGTTGCCTGCGGGACGTAGAGATTCAACGACTCTAGTCGTCGCTGTGCGATCTCATTGGCAACCCGAATTGCCTTCTTCTTAGCAAAGTTTGCATTGCCTTTTCCGATAAGCTCTACAGCGTTATCTGGGATGGACCCTTTGTCATTCTGCATCCTGCACCTCCGCATCAATGACCTTTTCACTGAAGGTAGGAATTGCAGTCGCCGGGAGTGAGTTACTTTCCTGGTACTCCACGAGATGCTGACGCATGACTTGGATCAAGTCACGTTCTTCCATCATGTCGAGTTGGCGTTCGGCAAGCCCAAGCTTGGTTACCTTGCCAGCCAACTGCATCATCATGTCATGGATTTTTACTCGCTTCTGACTACCTGGATCACATGCCAGGTATGTCGCGAATAGGTGCTTTGCCCAACCGTTCACGCCACCAAATGGTCGCAGCATGCTCTCAAAGATTTCATTGATATGGGGATCAAATGACCCACCGTCTTTGAGCGTTTCAAGCGTCTCAAGCCCCTGCTCCTCAAGCACAGCGAGCCGATGATCTAGCTGATCTTGCTTGGCCTGCTCCGCTAACTTGGTGCGACATGCCTTGCAGACATCTCGGTGACCATCTTCTTTGGACACATCCTTGTGAAAATCATCAAGACTCTTTCGTGATCCGCAGTGCGTACAAAACTTGCAGCCAGCTTTATTAGCTTCTGCTTCGATTGGATCAGGAATTTCATCTTGCAAAGGCATGTGATCATCCATAAAAAAAGCGAACGAACCAACAACGCGGCTCGTCCGCTGTAAACCATCCTGGCTTTGCCGCGTGAACTAGACCCACTGAGGGTTAAGCTCAACCTCAACAAGACCGTTGTTTGTGTTGTCATCTTTGACAACCGTTCCGAGGCTGGCGACTTGGTGAGCAAGCGTAGCTTCCGTCACGCTTGCCAATCGACCACTTGCACCAGCACGGATCTGACCACCGGCAGTCAGCGAAACTGCTGATGCTGGCTGCTTGACCTTGGCCGGACCCTTGACGATGGCGAGGAACAGGTCATTCGCTGCAACAGTTGCGGACCCCAGCGAGGGATCTACGACAAGGCAACAGCGGTCGCCTGCTGACGACTTCGCATCTGCTTTGCCAAGACCTGCGTGTCCACCGTCCAGATCAACCACAACGATTTCGCCAGCAGCAAGTGTGCCGCCAGTTTTGTTGCGAAGGATACGAGCGGTAACACGACGGCCCACAACTCGGTTGTGCATGCCAGCAGCGGTTGCCACAGCAGCGGTTACCGGGAATGTGTACTCGCGACCATCAAGCGCGGTGTTGATGTCAATAGAGTCGTCGTTTTGTCCTCGGATCGTTTCACCGAGGCCAAAATCAGAAACTGAATCATTCATCTCTAATTTTCCTATGAAGGATGTTTGTGATTAACCAAAGTGAAACGGACTACGCTGCGGACAGCGGTTTCCACACGACAAAGTTGCGAGGCGACTTGTACTTGATGTTGCTCAATGTTGAGACAACTGCATTCAAGCTTTGAGTAGCGAGGTCGTACTGCGGACCACCTTCGCTATCAAACAAGTCATCAGTAAGGGCCATCAGTTCCATGCACTGAAGGTTGATACCGAACCCGAAACCAACAGGTACAGCGTTCTCGTAGCTGATCTCACAACCGTCAAATCTGTACGAGTTGAGAAATCCTAATTCACGAAGAGAGCCGGGAGCGTTGGTCACTTCAATGGTCTGACGACCGTCGTTGTGATCTTTCAGCTCGATGTACTTATTTCGATCAAGCATCACGTTAGTGATTTGCCCTTCGATGGTACTGTTGCGTTGAGCATGGGTGATTCCGTAACGCAATGCCTGCTCCATTTTTGCGCCAGCAGTTGCACCGCTAAACGCTGTCGAGTCATTGACGACTTGCAGTGGCGACCAGAAGTCGTACTGTTTGTCGGCTGTCGCCTCTGGAAAGGATGAGCCTGCTTCTTGCGAGCCACCGTAGTAGCCAAGCGAGCAATCCAAATTGGCGTAGCTTCCGCTTGGAGCAATCACTTTGTCGGCTGCGTTTGCAGATCGAGCAACATTGGTTCCAAGAGTCAAAGTCTCGCCGTTACTTTGCGCGAGCGTTTTGAGCCCGTGCCAGTACCTCTCGTTATTTGCGTCCTCGCCGTCAACGTAAAATTGTGTGGCAAGTCCTTCCATCAAGCTGCTCTTGATGCGTTCGGCAAACTGATCAACAACCTTAACGATTGCTGCTTCGCCTTTATTTTTTTCCAGCTCGCGGCGCTTAATTGAGTCAACACACTCATATCCGCGCCAGTCCAAAGCAGCATGCTTGAACAAGCTCTGCGCAACGAAACTTCGGGAGTTTTCGCCGGTCGCTGCTTGAGTCGCATGGTCTTTGTATTTGACTACCCACTGAATGCCTTCACCGCCATGACCAGTGCTGATTCGCCCAGCCTGTTCCATGAGCGCGAGCAGCGCAAAGTTGCGTTTTGAAGCATCCTCAATTTCTTTGAGAAGCTTAGGCATCGTAGTTGTTAAAGATCGCTGCCAAGAAAAGCGATCAAAGCCCTGAAATCCATTTGGCATTTCTCTATCCTCCGTGTGATGTGCTGTCTAAGCACTCAGGAATAAAAACTCACTCGCCAACTTGCATGGCGGCGAGAACCGATTCACCAAAGGACATTTGATCTTGCCCGGTTTGGCTTGCTCCACTTTCAGCAGACACACCGTTGAAGGATGCCTGCCTACCAGTCCGTTGGTTTGCTTTGCCACGCATCGCTCGCTTCTGCTGCTGTGCGACTGCGGCTGTATGTTGAGTTGGCGGCTGCGCTGCTTGCGTTGGCGATGCCACGCCCATAGCAAGCTTTGCATACTGAATTTGCTTGCTTGTGGTCCCAACACCATCTTGTGCTGCTGAATCCATATGTTGCAAAAACTGTTGACCCTGTTGCGAATAAACGAAGTCACCGCTGATTGGATCTTGTATGTAGTTTCCAGTGGCCGGATCTTGTTGATAAAGCCAGTTGGCGTTTTCGTTAATAAACCCATCGACGGTGGCTTGCTCTTGTGCCTGCGTTTGCTTTTGCGTGTAGCTATGCTCAAATTTCTCTGAGATCATTTGCTCAACGCGCTGATCGATTGCACTGGCAAACTGTCGCGGATCTTGCAAAACGTCTTGCCATTGACGCATTTTGCGATCAATGCCAAGGATCTGCTCGCGGGTTGCATCATCAACGTGGTCAGCAATCATCCGATTGCCTTCTTCGTCAACCTCAATATACTGCTGCGCCCAACCCGGCTCCTTCCAACCATCAATCAATTCACCAAGCGGATCAAGCTGCCTGGGCTCTGGTTTAGGCTGCTCTGGCTCATACTGCTGACGAAACCTTGACTGCTCTTGGTAGAACTTGACTTGGTCGGCGTACTGCTGGATTTGTGCTTCACGCTGCTTGTTTGCCTCAACCAAGGCTTGCACCGCATTGCCTGGATCGTCGAAACTTTGAAAGCCAGCATCTTGCAATGCAGATGTCCAGGCTGGTGTAGCGTCAACGGCCTCCATGCCGTCTTCGCCTGCACTCTGATCAGCGGGAGGTGAGGCATCCGCCGAACCAGAGTCCATTGTTTGTTCATCCACCTGAGCATCCTGCTCAACATTCGGAAAAGCCTCCTGCTCTGCATCATTAGTTTCTACAGAGTCGTCTGACATGATTCCTGCCACTTTTGCTTGTAAAAAAAATTGCCTCAGTGTTTTGATGGAATCATCATGCACTCGGTTTAAATGCAGTCAAACAACCTCGCAGGGTATCGGCCAGCATTGGACAAAAAAACACAGGTGAGACATTTTGAAGACAGCACTTAACGCTCCTGCAAATCAAGCACTGATGCCATTGACGGATCTGCGGCATCAACTGAAGAAGAGTGGCATCGTTGATGTTCCACGCAGTACAGTGAGAAACTGGTATTTGCTTGGCGTGGCAACGCCAAAAGGCCGCGTAAAGCTAAAGACCAAGAAAGTAGGAGCCAGGCATATGTCCAGCATCAAGTGGACTCTTGACTTTCTCGACCAGCAAGAGCCTGAGTAACTCAAACTCAAAGGGAAACAATGGCGCGCGTCTTATGTATTGGTGACACACACTGCCCAGCGATGCATCCTCGTTATCCAGAATGGTTGCAAGAAATACACTCTCAATGGCAATGTGAGAGAGTTGTCCATATTGGAGACTTGGTAGACAACTGTGCCTTGAGTTTTCACAAAAAACATGCATCGCTCAAAGACGCAATCTTCGAGAAAGA